TCCGCACTGGCTGGAGCGGCAACACTGCTGCAATCGACGCCGCTACCGGCAACAAATGGCGCTATGACAGCCCGCCGCAGATTACTTCTGTGCGACCTGGAATCAGTAACGTTAAAGTGAAATTGGTAGGTGTCCTCTAATGGCTAAGGTTTACACCGGCAAAGACGGACGCCTGCTGATCGACGGCACGGAGCAGATCAAGGTCAGCAACTGGACTCTGACTGGTTCGCTTGAAGTCCTGGAAACCACCACGCTTGGCGACAGCCAGCGCAGCTACACCCCTGGTGTGCAGGAATTTAACGGCAGCGCCAGTCTTCTGTATTACAACGACGGCACCGACCGTAACGACGCCGCGACCGCACTGAAGAAGGTTTTGAAAGTTGCTGGGGTGACGGACAGCGACACCGTGACCATGACCCTGCGGCTGGTGGAAGGCAACACCAACCATGATGTCCAGCTAACTGCGTATATCACTAGCGTCAGCTTTGGTGCCAGCGTCGGTGAAGTTAGCCGCGCCGACATCTCGTTCCAAGGCACTGGAGCACTGACCACGGTGACGATCTGATGGGCATCTACCTTGGTCAAATCGGTCAGATTGAACTGACCCGCAAATCAGGCGAAGGATCTAAACAATCCATCGTTAATCCCAGCGACGTAAACGCCGGGCGTAACCGCTTTAGTTTTGACTTTGACGAAGGCACCTTGATCACAGGTGACCTGCTGGAAATCTCAACAACTGATGGCACCGACCTTGATTTTGTTGATGCTTCTGGCTGGGCGGACAGCACCGTGCATCCCAGCGGCAACTGGTACGTTTTTATTGACGAGCTAGGCGGGGTCAAGCTTTACGACACTTTTGCCAACAGCCTTGATGGTGGGGCGACAGGTGTTATCACGTTGGCCGCAATCGCCCGTGACATCCCGATTTCCGTCATTGTTCGAGATCGTGACAGCCGCATTGTTGGTGAAGTCACTGACTACGAACTGAACACCAACCGCGAAGTTGTTGATATTTCAGCTCTTGGCGATGAATACCGTCAGCAGTACAGCAGCCTGATCAGCGGCAGCGGACGACTTACCGCCCACTGGGACTACACCAACAACAAAGGCCAAGAATCAGTCAACTATTTAATGCAGCTGGTGCTGCGTACTGAAATCGGCTCTTTGTTCCACGGCAAGTTTTACATCAAGGCGGAAGACACAACAGCACAAACCGGAAGCTTTGAAGCCAGCCAGATCAATGATTCACTCTGGTGGGAGTTCGACGCCTTGGTAACTGCTGCAGCCGTCAGCTTTACACCAGACAACATCATTGTTGGCACGATTGATTTTGCCGCCACTGGTCCAATCAAATTGCGTGCCAGCACTCGCGTTGATCGTTATCTGCTACAGGAAGACACGGGCAAGCTTGAGCTGGAACAAGCCGCAGACTCGTACCTGCTTTTGGAAGAACCGGACTAAAGCCCTAGACTCTGATTATCTGTAAAAGTCGCTAGGGCACCGGGGCATGGCCGACCTAAGGATCAGCGAATTAGCCGCGTTAGCCGGTGGCGATCTAGCGGCTGGTGATCTCCTGGCCGTTGTCGATAACAGCGCAAGCGAGACCAAAAAGATCACCGTTACCGATTTAGTTGGTAACGCCACCACGCTGATTGCCGACGCAACAATTCCCGGCGCCAAGATTCTGTTTGGTAGTCAGCAAGTTGCTGGCACGGCACTGGTCAACGGCGCTGTTGGTACGACCCAATTAGCCGACGACGGCGTTACTGCCGCCAAACTGGGCGACGAATCCACCGTTGATCTGGTAACGACGCTGCCCGGAAGCGGCGCCTTCATTGGTCAGCTGGCACTCGACACCGACGACAGCAAGGTTTACTGCTGGAATGGCTCAAGCTGGGTCAGCATCAAAGCAGCGGGTTCCGTCAACAGCGTTGTTGGCAGCACCGCAGGCATCGTCAATATCAGCATCGCCACTTCCGGTGATGAAGTAACGATCACCACGTCGCTCGACGACACCACTGCTGGCGGTCAATTCTTGGCTGGTCCCAGTGGAAGTGCTGGTGCCGTTAGCTATCGCACTATTGCTGCAGCGGATCTGCCGCTAGCCACCACAACCGACAAGGGCGCTGTTGTCGTGAATGGCAACGGCCTCACGATGAGTGGCAACGAGATTCAGATTGACAACACCGTCACTGCCAACGCCAGTGAATACCACGTCACCCAGTACGACGCGAACGGTTTAGTCACTGCTGGGCGTCTGATTACTGCAGCCGATCTGCCCGCCGCCGCTGCTGGTACGGCTGGTGCTGTTTACCCCGGCAGTGGTCTTGAAGTTGCCGCAGGCGGTCAGCTCAACCACAGCAATTCCGCAACCCCCGGCACCTACCCCAAGGTCACGATTGACGCCCAAGGGCACGTCACTGGCGGCACCACGCTGAGCGATTCGGACATTCCCGACATCAGCGCCGCAAAACTGACCAGTGGGTCCCTGTCGCTGGATCGGCTCGCCAACAACTCAATCACTGGCGCAAAGCTGTCCAACTCTTCCACCGTCAAGTTCGGTGGTTCTGGTTCGACTGCCGGCGTTGTCACCTTCCCGACCGCTGATTTCAAAGGTCAGTATTTCTGGGACGAGCTGAACGGCGACCTTTACATCTGGTCCGGGTCTGCATGGCTGCCCGTCACGATCACCAGTGGTGAGCTGATTTTTGCTGGAACGTATGACGCCAGTGTCAATCAGGTTGATTCGGTCACCTCTGCCGGTTCTGCACTGGGTCTGACGGTCGGCGGCTCACTGCCTGCTGCCTCTGACACCAACAACCGGTACTACTTGGTCGTTAGCACCTCGGGCACCGGCTCTGGTAACGCCCCGGCTGAAGCTCTGGCACCGCCGGACATGATCCTGAGCAATGGCACGAGCTGGGAACTGATCGACGTTTCCGGTGCTATTGCAGGTCAGACCGCAACCAACATCAGCTTCACGCCTTACGGCGACATTGCATCAACCAACGTTCAAGCCGCAATCCAAGAGCTTGACGATGAAAAGCTTGGTACTGCTCTGACTGACGGCTATGTGTACGTCGGTAATTCAAGCAATGAGGCAACAGGCGTTCAGTTCACTGGCGACGTAACCATCAGCAACACGGGCGTCACAAGCATTACCGCTGGCTCGATCGTCAACGCCGACATCAGTGCATCAGCTGCGATTGATTACAGCAAGCTGGCCGCGTTGACTGCCGGTTATTTGGTGGTTGGCGATGGCTCGAACATCCCGACTGCAAGGCAGATTACGGGCGACGTAACGATCAGCAGCAGCGGCGTCACCAGCATTGGCACTGGCGTCATTGTCAACGCCGACATCAATGCAGCTGCTGCAATCAGTGGCAGCAAGATTCAAACCGGTTCCACGAGCGTTACCGGCGTCCTGCAGCTGACTGATTCGACCAGCAGCACGAGCATCACAACGGCTGCAACGCCTAATTCAGTCAAGACGGCTTACGACCTAGCGGCTGCAGCGCTGCCTAAGTCGGGCGGCACGATGACTGGCGCAATCACCTTTGCTGCTGGTCAAACCATTAGCGGCTACGGCTTGCTGGATGGAGCGCAGACCTGGACGAAAGGCCAACGTGGCGAGATCACAGCACTGACAAGTGCAGCAACTATCACGCCCGACTTTTCTGATTCCAATAATTTCAGCGTGACGCTGGCGCATACGGCGACTTTGGCAAATCCGACTAATCTCGTGGCAGGTCAATCGGGCTGTATCTGGGTGACACAGGATGGCAGCGGTTCCCGTTTGTTGTCGTATGACACCTACTGGGACTTTACTGGCGGTACGGCACCGGTCCTAAGCACTGCTGCTGGAGCAGTTGACTGCATCGTGTATGCGGTTCAGTCCAGCACCAAGATCACTGCAACCCTGATTTCCAACCTGAGCTGACATGTCAATTCCCGGAAGCGCCCTGCCTCTGCTGTTGGCAAGTCCTGCTGGAGCGGCAGCGGGTGACGATAATCTTTCGCTGCGGTTTAACCCATCCGATAGTGCTTATCTTTCCAGAACACCTTCAAGTAGTAGTAATCGCAGAACTTTTACCACATCCATGTGGGTGAAAAGATGTGGGCTTGTCAATTGCGGCGTTAGCGGCCAAGAGTTATTTCGTGCTGGTAATTCAGCTCTAAGTGCAATGAACTTTGCGCCAAGCGATGGTCCGTGCGACAGTTTGTCGTTTAAGGCGGACCAAGGTGGCGTAAGTCCCGGCAGTGCTACAAATGCGGTTTTTCGTGATTTTTCGGCATGGATGCACATCGTTTATCGGATTGACACAACGCA